TTATCACGCTGGTGGTGGTCGGCGCGTTCATGACATTCAGTTGTGAACCGCTGCCTACTCCCAGCTATCGTAGTCCATTGGACGTGAGCTTGCCACAGTGCTACCCGAATGGTGGTGACTGGCCGGACCCGCCCGATGATTGTTCAGATGTTACACAGCTGTGTAACAATTTGGTTAATGAAAAGGAGAGGGAATTATGCATAAGTTTCACATCAAAGTAAGCAACAAGCCATTGTGCGAGTGTACTGCCAATGGTGTTTGGGACAAGGTGTCGCAGCACCTTCGTGACCTACGCGAGACGAAGGCACCGGGGCACACGCAGGTAATGTCCTGTGCATTCTCGCATGAGTCAGATGCAATTCAATTGTCGTGCATCATTCAGGAACTGTATCCGAATCGCGTGGTGGAGGTAGCAACAGGTGGTTGCCCGCTGTACGGTGCCGATGCCATGAAGATGCAGGATGATGAAATGGCAGACATTGACATTGCTATCGCCGACACTCTCGACGGCAAGCGCACGCCGCCCGAGCCAGATAAGTTTGACATGGCGGTTACCATGGCGGGTGCAGTAGCCGAGTTGGCAGACGCGCAAGTGTTTGACGACATGCGCGGGTTCGCTGTACCTAAGAACTGGCCGGTAGTATCTGCTAAGTTGAACAAGGACTCGGACAAGGTAATGTCCACGCTGTTACCTGATCATCTTATCAACCGTAAGAATCCAGACGTAACACCGACACTGGAGGATGCGATTGATTACATCAACACGGTGGATGGTCAGCTGCACGAAGCACAAGAACAGTTCGATGTTCAAGCTGGGTTGTTGCGTGATTGGAAAGACATAGCCTCGCAACGTGGCGAACTGCTCATGGAGAACCGAAAGATATACAACGAGAAGAAGGACAATCTCGCGACCATGAACAGAATGTTTGCGAGTGCGCTCATGCTCATTCATGCACGCGCCAAGCAAGAGGATGGTGGTAGCGAGCGAGCTTGGTTAAAACAACAGGAGCATATCAATGGGCTTAGTAGTCAAGTCACCGAGACTGAAACCGGTAAACCAACTGACACTGAGTGAAGAACTGAATGACCTATGTGCTTCATCGAACCTCAGTGGTGCGGCGTGCGGCAAGTGCTTGTTGTGTGAGTCAGCAACTACACTCGATTACTTTCTGCAACGCCCGCTCGATGAAGTTGTATTGGAGAAAATACATAGGCAAGTAGGGGAAGAACTGGATCATGCGCTTGGTTGGAGGCGCAACCATCCAGTCAAGATGGCATGGAGTTATATACTCTACGCCATGAAACAACACGAGTTCAACTTCAAACAATTGCAGCGTCATTACAACGCGAAGCAGAATAGAGTTCGTAAACTCGAACGTACGGTCGGCATATACAGAACCGACTAAGCGTTATCATTTCGTTATCACGCCCGCGACACCGTGGGCAACTCTTGTGGGCCGGGGGCAGCTTCCTCCCTCTCCAGTCATTGTGACTGGTTAGCCGCCTCTGGCCCGCATTCTTAATGTTACACAGCTGTGTAACATTCTCATTAAGGAATCCCAATGGCATTAGCATCAACGAAAGTATATGAGCTTATCGCAGCCGGTATTCGTACGCAGATGGTTCTTTGCGAACCTGACACACCGAACAACGACATGCTATTCAATCTTGCGATCACGTACGCGCAGGAGTTCAGGAAATCAAATCATAACTTTGAACCTAAGAGATTTTTACTGGCATGTGGATACGACAATGATATGTCAGGGTCAGCAGAGTTCATGATCGACGTGCAACGACGCGACGACGCGATTGCGGCATACGAGCTTGGCGACGATCACCAAATGAGCGAACACGAAATGCGGTCGTGGAGGAAATACTAATGCCTAATTTATATCCAGACATGAGCAGGGAGAAATACGAAGGCTCGGATAGTTTTATCTATGCCGCGCCCATTGAACAACATCATTGGGATGAACTGCGTGAGACAGCGCAGCTAACCACAGAGACCGGAGTCAAGTGGACGATGATTCAGACACTTGGCAACCGTGATTCCTTCGCCATCCTGTTGCGTGAGACGCAACATACGGATGACCAAATGCTAGAGACCGCCGCGTGGCTGAGATTTACACTCTCATTCCAAGGCGTGATCTACGCTGTGCCCGGTAAGTCGGGTATTTCAATCTCGGACACCGTAGTTTATACAGCAGGTGCGCCGAGACACCTTTGTAAAATGTTTGATCTTCCCAAGGAGGAAAAGAAAGATGGTAAATAATATGATTTGTTTTTTCAGCGGCGTGATTTGTCAGAGCGGAATCATAATGATGCGCCAAGACATGATGGGGCTGGAAAAATATAAAGTCTACATTGATTTGATGTGGACGGAACTTCATCCGATCTGGGGCTTCGGCTTAATACTCGTCGGGGCGCTCATGTTCGGCTATGCGTTAAAACAGGGAGAAAAGGATGCATCTTAAGGACGCAAAATTGTTAATCAAGGCGCTTTACAAACGCCAGTTAGAGACCGGCCACCGATTCTCGGTTGAGTTGGTATCAGGGCCGGGGCTTGGTAAGTCGGAGGGCGTGAAGCAGCTGACAGACGAGCTGTCTAAGCCTGAAGACAAGGGCGGCATCGGCAAGGAGGTAGGGTACAACCCCTTCTTTCTGTCCACGGTTGAGCAACCGGACATACGCGGCTTCGGCATACCGGCAACGGAAGCTGATGGCACGCCTGTCATGAAGTTCACCAAGGCTCCGTGGTTACCGGGACCAGACGATCCTGTGCATGGCATCCTTCACCTTGATGAGTTTCGTCAAGCTGATCACGATGTGCAAAAGCCTTCCGCTGAATTGCTACTCAACGGTCGTGTTGGTGACAGCGTGTTACCAATCGGGTGGATGGTGGTTGCATCATCCAACAGGGAGAAGGATAAGTCTGGTGTGCAACGCGAGCTTTCATTCATATCTAACAGACGGATGCTGATCGAGGTCACACCGAATCTGGATGCGTGGGTGGAGTGGGCTGAGGTCGAGAACATTCATTGGGCTGCCATTGCATTTGCTAAGGCACATACCGGCGATGTGTTCGGCGACGATGTACCGGAGAAAGGGGGACCGTTCTGTACTCCTCGCACGCTTGTCAAGCTGAGCTATCTCATCGATGCATTACCAACGATGGCGATGTTCACCGAGAGCGCAGCCGGGCTGGTTGGTGCAGGCGTGGGCGCTAAGTTCGTGGCGTTCCTTCGGGTGGTTGATGAACTGCCCAGCTTTGAGGAGATATGTGCTGACCCTGACAAGTGCAAGATACCTGACAAGGATCGTCCCGACGCGCAGTACGCAACGATGCAGATGATTGCTGCTCGCGCTGATGGCAAGACGGCACCGCTGGCGTTTCAATACTTGAAGCGTATGTCACAGGAGTTCCAAATCGCCGGGCTTAAGGCGACACTCCGACGGTGTCCCGAGATCGTAAGGACTCCTACGTTCGCAACATGGTTGAGAGACAACAAGAAGTTGATCATGAATGCGAACCTGCTCGACACGAAGGGCAGCAAGTGAGCGAATCGTACGGCACGGGTTATGGGGGGTTCCCTTTGTACAAGGCGACCCCCAAGCTCTATCGGTGTCGTAGGTGTGGTGGTGAGTTTGTAACAGACACGAATCATTTCGAGCCTATCTATATATGCCGCTCGCAAATCCAGCGGAATTGTAGGATGCACGGGGCGGTAAGTGACTGTCGTGAACTGGACTACGACGTTTTAATTAGGAAGTTAGACGACGACTAATTGTTACACAGCTGTGTAACATTCACAGGAGAGAAAAATGACTGATACAACAGACGACATTGCAAGTTTGCTTGCAAGTGTGCTGGACGGTGATGACCCGCCAGCGACGGAGAGCGTTATCACTCCGTTATCAGAGGGCGGCGGTGGCTTGGGAGTTGCAGAGGCAATGGCACCCCCCGAGATTCCATCCGATGCTATCCCAACGCTCGATGAAATCATGAACGGGGCTGAGATAGCAGTACCGATGGAGCCTGCTACTGAGGGGCCAGGTGTAAGGACCGAGCCTGAAACCCTTGCGGAAGCTGGCGGCACTGATCCTGAGATAGAGGACGTACCGCGCCGCAAGAGCGAAGTATTGAAACCGTTTATCCCAGTCTTCACTAGCGCGGAGATTGCAGAGACGATTGACATACGCAGCTTTGGCACGCTTGTTACGTTGTACACGGCAAGGTGGCACGCGAAGGTGAAGGACGTGAAGGCCGCGCAAGATGCGGCAGCGGCCAGCGGTGCTGATGTGGATGCGTATGACGCACGGAAGAAGTTGCTTGTTGGATGTGATGAGAAACTTAAGCGCATCCATTCAGCGATCGACTCCGCAAGGACGCGGCACTATCAGATGACGTTGCCTTGGTCAACGGTGTCAGCAACAGACGACACCGGCAAGCGAACAGGTGGACGCCTGCTGCCGAACACGTTGTTCATGGAGTACACCACAGCTATGGCACACGCCAAGGCAGAAATGGATGCGGCGTTGGCGGATTTCGTCTCGGTGTATCCTTCGCTGATTCAACAGGTGCAGGCAAAGTTGGACAAGGCGTTCAACATTACCGAGTACCCGCCAGCGTCAGCTATCGCCGGTCACTTCGCGTTGGAGTTTGACTTCTTGCCAATACCGAAGGGGGGAGACTTCCAAGGTTTGGCAGACGCGCAGGTGTCAGCGTTGGCTAACAAGTTGCAGGACAAGACAGCGCAGATGATGGAGAACGCGATGCAAGATGCGTGGCTCCGGCTGCGTGAGATTGTCCATCATGCGTCTATCAAGTTCAACAATCCCGACGCGGTGTTTCATTACACCATGATAGATAAGTTGCGTGATGCTGCGACGATGCTCAAGCACTTGAACATTGTCAATGATCCGCTCATCGAGCAGGTTCGGACGTTTGTTCAGAAGAACCTCACCATGCACGACGTGAAAGATATCCGCAAGGATGATGCGTTACGCAAGAGGCTCGGCATGAAGGCAATGGAAGCTGTGTGCATGATGGAGGATCAAGCATGAGCGCGGCAGAATCCCCCGGTGTTGCGGGCAATCGCATGTACTACATGAGCGGACCAAACTTCAAGTGGCGTTCGTCTCTCATGGAATGTATGCAGATGAAGGGTGAGACAGTCATCGACTTGTCACGCATCCGACTCGCCGACCGGAAGAAAATGATCCGCGCTACTCAGAAAGGTTACGCACGTGCAACAAATGCTTTCTGGGTGATGATGCTCAATGTCATTGCAGAGAAAGGTAGGGTGCAAGTCCCTATCGGATACCTCGGCAAGAACAACGCGCAATTGTATGTGCCGGTCGAGGAGATAGCTGATCTGCATGAGGAAATGGTTGCGTTGATTGAGTTGACCGGTGAGTTTGATTCGGGGTGTATCACGAAGGGGCCGGAGTACGATCCGAACCGCTCGTGGCAGATGATCCGTATTCACATTGGATACAACCAGTCGGACAAGATGCGTGAGGGTGAGCATTTGCAATCTCACTTCAAGTCCATTGGTCCACAGATAGATAGAATCTTGGAGCAATCGTTATCAGCGCGTCAACCGATGATCGATTACCTGCAATCTTCCGAGATAATCACGCTGCCACACGACAGCCACAACCGCGACCCTGACAAGTCGTTTATATAATTGTTACACAGCTGTGTAACATTCACAGGAGGATACGATGAGTGCAAGTACTAACGCCCGGCTCACGGAAGTGAAGACGGCCATGCTTTTGCATGTGCCGTTCTTTGCATCCCTGCTGCTGGACATGATGACGATGTATGTAGGGAAGTTCCCCGAGAAGTTTCCACCGGGTAATGAAACTGCTGCAACAGACGGTAAGAACATCTGGATCGACGTTGACTTTCTTGAGAGTCTGACGTTGCCAGAGGCGGTGTTCTTAATCAGCCATGAAGTTGGTCACGCAATGTGGCAGCACCTAGCGCGTGCTAAGAAATACTTCGACCTTGGATTCGAAGGCCGGAAGTTTGATCCGATGGTATGGAACCACGCGGGTGACTACGTGATCAACGACATGCTTGTGCAAGCAAATATCGGGACGATGCCGAAGTGTGGGCTGCACAATCAGCACGACTATGACCAAGATGAATTGGTCGATGATGTGTATCGTGCCTTGGAGGATCATAAGAAGAAGCACGGTAAGTTGCCCGGCGAAGGCGATGGGCATGGGCCGCTCGACGTTCATATCCTGACTGAGCAACAGCAATCAGAGACGGAATGGAAACGTGCGGCAGCAACGGCAATGGACGCAGCCAAGGCGATGGGCAAAGTGCCTGCCTCGTTGGTGCGGTTCGTTGACAACCTGCTTAACCCGATGGTGCCGTGGCAAGACAAGCTGCGCTATCAGGTAACACGGTCGGCCACGAAAGACTCTCACACATGGGCCAGGCCCAACCGCCGCCGCCTGATCAACCAAGGCATAATCATGCCGAGCTACACCGGGCACAGTGCTGGTCGGTTAGTGATCGCGGTTGATACGTCGGGGTCAATCGGACAGAAGGAAATCACAGTGTTCCTTTCTGAATTGCAATGCATCCTCGATGTATGCAAACCGGAGCAGACATTCTGTTTCGGTATCGATGCCAAGGTTCATGACGTGACTGAGCTAATGGAGGGTGACGATCTTGGAATGAACCCGCCGCCGTTGGGTGGGGGTGGAGGAACGTCCTTCGTGCCAGCGTTCGAGTGGGTGGAGGAAGAAGGCGTTGATCCAATGGCGCTGATCTACTTCACAGACATGATGGGAACTTTCCCTGATGACCCGCCGCCATACAATGTCATTTGGTGCAGCACGACCGACATTGCGGCACCGTGGGGTGAACTGGTTCGTATCAACATCGACAAATACCATGGAGCAGGCCAATGACTTACCCTGATGATGTAAGTTCGAAGGCGGCACCGTGGCAGACAATGTTTTTGCATGTTCGAAAAATGCTCTTGCGTTACCGGCATACGTGTCGCTTCCCGATAGACCCTGACGTATGTGTAAGGGCTGCGTTACCGACCGACATATTCTTAGACAAGATGCATATGTCGATGCGTTGGCAGAATCTTTCTCGCACGATTCGTACTGGTAGGACAGCGTACTTTGAAATCGAGAACGACCAAGACCCAAAGCACGGTCCGTTTTACTTGCACATGGATTGGGACGTACCTGTTCCGCAAGAGGAAGCGGAAGTGTATCTGATTAGTCCAGAGAATCCGCACCTTGCCGACATCAGTAAGTGGGTAGCAGATGCGTATGAGATAGACGATCAGTTGGAGCAGCAGATACATCTATGCAGGACTTTCCTGACAGGCGTCAAGCATCCGACGTTCGTTGAAAAGTACTGGCCCGATCTGGTCCCGTTTATTGGTGAGGAGGCAAGGCGCATGGCCGAACCCATTAAACCCTCGCCCGTGAAGTCGTGGCAGGTATCAGCAGCAGACAAGGCGTGGGTTACTGACACGCTCGCTAAGTGTGCGCTGCTACCTGATCACAAGGTGATGGCATGGGTGGCGTTCGACGTTGACGATGGTGCGCTCCGATGATTGAATCCTCAGCAATAATGCATGGCGACACAACGGCGTTCGCTAAGTTCAGGAGTAAGGGTCGCCACACAACCCGAGAGCTAGAGAGATACAAGTTCAGCTTGAACGGGTCAGGTCGCACCTATCAGGATAAGATTGGGCACCAGATATATATCTCTGCCCGTGACTTGATGTGGGACCGGCTCCGATTCCTCTGCCCCTTTCCGATTGAGGACAGGTACAAGGAACTGTATCGGTGGACGATGATCGAGGACGAGTGGTTGGCGTGGGAGGCGCTCAGGAAAGCACACGGGCGCTTCGCCGAACATAGGTTAGTCACTAAGGTCAGCCACTTTCACATAGTGGAGGGTCACCACGACTCGTTCATGATGCGTATCCCGATGGTGTCGGCAGTACCTCAGTTGACTTTGCGTTTCGATCAGCTGCCCGAACATACGCAGCTAAAGGTGTATACCTATCGGACGATGTATCGGTCGATGATCGGTGAAATGGAGCATACTCTTAGGCGCATCCAAGAGCTTTGTTGCATGTCTTCCACACCGGGCCACATAAAGAGGGTATGGCCGGATCTGCTTGGCTTGATGCCCGGCAGGAGCAGGGACAAGGTACTGCACGCGCTGGCAAGCTCACCAATACCTGACGGGTGTCACGAAATCTGGGATAGTAAAATGCTCAGACCACAGTGGGCACCGAGTGCTTTGGAATGGATGAATACTATCTTCACCGAGGCTATAGTTCTGCCGAAGTACGACGACGAGGATCACCAGTATCCAGAGTTCAATCCATTCTAATGTTACACAGCTGTGTAACAATTGCCCCACTTCGGTGGGGCTTTTTTTGTCCTTGCGAGCGGGTGCAATGATGTGCTATAAATGTGCGTGGATCTGATAACGCTAGACTACGAGACGTACTACGACCAAGAGTACAGTCTTAGCAAAATCTCGACCGAGGACTATATCAATAGCCCCTTGTTCGAAGTGATCATGGTCAGTCTAAAGATTAACGATCAGCCATCGTTCTTTCACTCGGGCGATATGAAGTCCACAAAAGAATTTCTCTTTGATAACGGTGTACCTGATTGCGGGATGATCGCGCAGAACACAATGTTCGATCAGCTTATCAATCAAGTGCATTTCAACATACGCCCGCCGGTACTGTTCGACACCATGGCTATGGCACAGGCGTTACTAAAGCCCGTACTCCGTAGCATCAGCCTCGGTGCAATCCTCAAGCACCTGAACCTTGGCGTGCAGAAGGGAACATACGTTGCAAACATGAAGGGCAGAAGGCGCGAGGGGTTATCAGCACGCGAGTTACAAGAGTACGGTCGGTATTGCATGGGCGACACCGATGGTGAGTACGCAGCTTTCCAACATATGTTACCTCTGCTCCCACGACAGGAGTTAGAGATCATCGACATGACCCTGCGAATGTATCTGGACCCGCAGCTGGAACTCGATGGCGCTTTGTTGCAACAGATATTAGAGAAGGTCCAAGAAGAAAAATTCGATTTAATGATGCGCTTGCCCCCGGACATACAGCGGGCGGATTTAATGAGCAACGCGAAGCTAGCGAAGATGCTGACGGAGCTGGGCGTTGAAGTGCCGATGAAGATATCTCCCACGACTAACAAATCAACGTGGGCGTTTGCTAAGACAGATCCGCAATGGAAGGACATGGAAGAAGAATATGCCGACCATCCATTGATCGCCCCCATCTTGGCAGCGAGGATCGGCACAAAATCCACTCTTATAGAGACACGCACAGAACGCTTCATCGACATAGCTGCGAGCTACAAGAAATTCCGTGTCCCTCTTAAGTATTACGCAGCACTCACAGGACGGTACGGCGGCTGGCAGAAGATCAATTGCCAGAACCTCACTCGCATCGATCCTAAAAACCCAGATCGCAGACAGATTCGTTACGCGCTTAAGGCACCGAAGCATCATGTGGTGCTGGTGCATGACCTCAAACAGAATGAAGCTCGGTCGAACGCATGGCTCTCGGGTTGTGTCACTCTATTAGATATCTTCCGTGCAGAACGGGATGCGTACTCCGAGTTTGCATCAAAGCTGTACCATCGCGCTATCACAAAGGCGGATGAAAAGGAACGCTTCGTCGGCAAGACCTGTATCCTGGGGCTGGGCTACGGCATGGGAGCGAAGAAGCTCCGTGCAACGCTGAGGAAAGATGACATTAAGCTGGAAGAACACGTCGCGTACGAGTATGTGAACACCTATAGGGAAACTTACTCTGAAATCCCAGAGTTGTGGAAGTACTGCGACGAGGTAATTGAAATCCTCGCGTTTGGCGGCAAGAGGGCCATCGCTGAATGGGGGCCGTGTTACGCCGCTGATGGTGTTATAGTACTCCCCAATGGGATGCCCATCACGTACCACAACCTGCGTCGGATCGACACAGCTAAGTACTCGGGATGGGTATACGATTACGGAGGCCGCACCCGAACACTATGGGGCGGCAAAGTCGTGGAGAACATCATCCAGTCGTTTGGCCGGATCATGATTATGGACCACATGATAACGATTAAGAAAGAATTAGGTATCTCGCCCGTGATGCAAGCACATGACGAACTGGTTAACGTCGTGCTTGAACGAGATGTAGAGTACTACCGAGATGCAATCGCAGAAATAATGATGGTGCCGCCTGAATGGGCACCCGACTTACCCATGGGTGTTGACTCTGGGTTTGGTGCAACATACGGAGACGCAAAATGAGTTGGATGGGGCAACCGTCGGGGATGACCTTCGACGTGGACGTAAAACCGAGAGAAGATCACTTGGTGCAGGAACCGAAAGACGTACACGATTGGTTACGTGATCGCGGCTGGCAAATGGCGGGGGAAATACCCAGCAGCTTTGAGCAGTTGTACTGCAACGCCAACGCAGACCCAGAAAACCTCCTGTACACCTGGTCGGAAGCAGTCGCCTACGAAATGTTTCGCTTCATGAATATAGGGAGCTAGCGATGGCATTCGCATGGTCATGGTCGGCGATCACGATGTACGAGCTGTGCCCTAAAAAGTACTACCACCTCAAGGTCATCAAAGATGTAAAGGACGCGGATAGTGCCTTCTCTGGTGAAGGCAAAGATACCCACGTCGCGCTACACAAACGAGTCATCAATAAGGTGCTTCTTCCCCTGCCTCTGCGTCACTTAGAAGGGCTGGTGAAACCTTTCGTGGACACGCAGGGCGAGAAGCACGGTGAATTGCAGTTGGCGTTGAACAGGAATTTTGAACCGTGTGACTGGTTCGACAAAAATACCTACGTCCGTGCAATCATCGATCTACTCATCATCAAAGGTGGTCTTGCGATCATCATTGATTGGAAGACTGGTAAGGTACGCCCAGACTTCGGGCAAATCAAGCTATCAGCCGCAGTTTTGGCACGGGTGATGCCGGAGCTGGAGCGATTCAGGCTCACATACGTGTGGACCAAGCACAAGGAAATCTCGCCGCCCGTCTCGATGGAAATGAAACATATGACCGACGTGTGGGCCGATATGATTCCACGCGCTGATGAAATTGAAAAAGCGATCAAGACAACAGACTTCCCAGCAATCGAAAACCCACTATGCAGATGGTGCCCGGTGAAACAATGCCCACACAACAAATCATAGGTCTCGTAAAAGATATTAACGAAGACGACGATCCGTCGCTGTTCGGTCTGCCACGCTGCGTTATATTACAAGTGGCGGCGGTCAACTACGACACTATAGAACAGAAGATGACAGCTGTGACCTTTAAGAATGGGATGGAAGTTATTCACGGCGATGACCATGACGTATTCATCGCGCATTGCAGCCTCGTCTATGACATTCCTGGCGAGCCAGATATCCGGGGCATGAGTTTCGATGCGGTGATCGTAGACGAGGCGGCTCACCTTAATATGGATGCAATTAAAGTGGCGGTGGAGGCAATGGAGGCAGCCGAAGTCCCGCCACCTATTTGGATGAAGGTGATCCATGACACCTGAAGGTAAAGTGAAAGAAAAAGTTAAGAAGATGCTGAAGCAGCACGCGGCATATTATTTCATGCCCGTGCAACAAGGCTTCGGTGCGCCCGGCTTAGACTTTCACGGGGCGTTCAAAGGCCGTGCATTTGCGATTGAGTGCAAAGCGCCGGGTAAGAAGCTCACGGCACGGCAGAAGATTACCATCAGGACGATGGAAGACGCAGGGATGAAGGTGTTTGTGATCGGCGAATACGAATTCGATGACACGCTAGACAGAGGGAACATGAATTACTCGGGGCAGATTGAATTAGAGACATGGCTACTCGGGCTGTTATCTTAAAGGAGACGCAGGAGTTCTCAGTGCCGTTCGACAAGGCGCTGCTGAACCTGGTTCCCGATGCACGTAAGTCGGGCGGTTGTGTCGTGCTGCCCCACAAGCAGGACGCTGTACGCTTAGCCCGGAACGCAGGCTTCCTCGTCCCAGCCCCCATCACTTCGTTATACGACTGGAATGGTGACACACCGTTCAGGACTCAGAAGATCACCGCAGCGTTGCTTACCATGCAGCGTCGTGCATACGTGTTGTCTGAAATGGGCACTGGCAAAACCCGAGCCGCGCTACACGCAGTCAACTGGATGATGATGCAAGGCGATATACGGGCGGTGCTGGTCGTCGCTCCCTTGTCAACTCTGTCACAGGTGTGGGACCGCGAAATCTTCCAATACTTTAATCACCTCTCGGTCGGCGTCCTATACGGCACCCGCGAGAGGCGTGCGAAGGTTCTCGCTGAGAAACACCACATCTATGTCATAAACCATGACGGGGTTAAGGTGATCAAGCAGGAGCTGATCGACAAAGAAGAGATCGATTGCGTCATTGTTGATGAGCTGGCGGTGTTCCGTAACAAGACCGCCAATCGGTGGGGGCATCTGTTCGAGGTGTTACACGACCGACCTTACGCATGGGGCATGACAGGGGCACCAACTCCGAACGAGCCAGTGGACGCCTGGGCGCAAGTAAAGCTCCTGACACCGGCCCGCGTAACGACTTATATTAAAGCCTTTAAGCGCAAAACCATGCGTCAAGTGTCTACTTTTAAGTGGATACCGCTATCGGATGCGAACGAGACTGTGTACGCGGCCATGCAGCCCGCCGTCCGTTATAAGAGAGACGACTGCATAGAGCTGCCCCCGATTAGCTACCAGACCCGTGAATGTGAGATGACGAAAACGCAGAGCGAGGTCTATAAGAGGCTGTTACGAATATTAGCCATCATGTTTGATAAGGGTGAGGTCACCGCTGCCAATGAGGGCGTTCTGTTTTCGAAGCTGCTGCAAATCGCCAGCGGTTGGGTATACACGAAGGAAAAGAATGTTGTATCGCTAGATAACAGGCCGAGGATCGAGCAGCTTACAGAGGTGCTTGATGAGGCTGCTGGCAAGGTAATTGTATTCGCCGAGTTCACGCATACGGCGACGGCGGTTCAGTCTATCCTGGCGAACAAGAAGTACGACACGGTGTTGGTAACAGGCGGTACAAGCAAGGGGGTTCGAGATACGATCTTCGGAGACTTCCAAACAGCTGTGTCGCCCCGTGTCATCGTCGCCCACCCGAAATGCATGGCTCATGGGCTGACCCTGACCGAGGCAAACGTCATATGCTGGTTCACGCCAACAACGTCACTTGAAACATACGAGCAGGCAAATGCCCGGATAAGCAGGCCGGGGCAGATCAGAAAACAGCTTATAATTCATTTGACTGGCTCGCCCATTGAGACTAAACTTTATCGGCGTTTGCAGGAAAGAAAATCCCTACAAGGGGCCTTGCTGGAAATGTTTGAGGAATAACAGGAGACGACACATGAAACACACATCATTGAAAAGCACACCCCCCGCCCATTCGAATTTTCGGGATCTGACCTCGTGAACGAAATGACACCGGGGCAAATGGTCTCAAACTATTTACGCTTGCGTGACCACAAAAAGAAAGCGCAAGACGAATTCAAAAAGAGTATGGCCCGTGTCACTGAAGGCATGGACAAGCTCGAAGCTCAGATGCTTAATCATCTGAACAACACCGACACCAAGAACATTCCAACCGAAGAAGGCACCGCGTACATTATCAAACGCTTCAACGCCTCGGTGAAAGACCGTGATGCGTTTCTTGATTGGGTCATCTCAAACGGTAAGTGGGATGCGCTCGATGTCAAGGCGAACAAAAAGTATGTCGAGGATTTTGGCGACGAAGTCCCCGGCGTTAAAGTAAGCACGTTAAATCAAATCGGAGTCAGGAGGTAATCATGTCCAAGGAATTGGCGACAGTGAATCCATCTCTACCTGCTATATTTCAGCAGCAGGCAGAATCTTACAACGAGTTCTCGGAAGGAGTAACAAGCGGGTTCCCCGTCATCTCTTACCGAGGCAAAGTCTGGCGAGTCAAGCACAAGACTGAAGAAGAAGTCTACCTGGATGACGAAGGCGAAGCGGTTCAGTCAGTGCAAGTTGTGCTGATCAAGTCGAACCCGAGGCTCGCAAAAATCTTTTACAAGGGACAGTATTCCGAGGGCGATACCAGCCCGCCTGATTGCTGGTCGGCGGACGGGATCAGGCCCGACGCAGGGGTAGAGAAACCTGTCTCCAAAACCTGTGAGATATGTCCGAACAATGTATGGGGTTCGAAGATCACACCGGGAGGTGCGAAGACCCGAGCTTGTGCAGACGTACGACGCATGGCTGTCGCTATGCGTGACCAGATTGAAGCCGCTGCGCTGGACCCGAAGCAAGAGGTCGAACCTCTGCTGCTGCGTGTCCCGCCAGCGTCACTCAATCCTCTGAAAGATTACATCGAAAAGATGCTGAAGCCGAAGGGCGTTCCTCCGTATGCATTGATCACCCGAGTCGGGTTCGACACTAGCGTGGCGTACCCCAAGCTCTCGTTCAAAGGCATTCAATTTCTGAACGACGATCAGGCAGCAGTTGTTGTTGCCTTACGTGATTCGGAAGAAGTGAAACGCATCCTGGCTGAGGCCACCGAGTACAGTGCAGCGGGAACGACTGGAGACAGCGAGGTAGGAGTTGACGGGGCACCGACAACGACTGAAGCTGGTCCGACTCCCGCTGTATCTACAATGCAACCTGCTCAAGAAGAAGAACTCAATGCAGGCGACGAGGAGATAGCACCAGCTGCTACTCCGACCGAGCCTGATGAGATCGCAGCACCTGAGCCGGTCGCAGTCGTGAAGAAACCAGCGGCAAAGAAAAAGAAGAAGACGAAGGCCAAGGCCAAGCCCGCTGAAGAACCTGCTGCTGCTGCGGAGGTCGCACTGGCAGCTACCGTACCCGAGGAGGGTGTCGCCACTGGCGAAGGAGAAGAAGAATCCTTCGATAAAATGCTCGCCGGGTTACTCGACGGGTAGTGTATAGGGGTTCACATTGTCCACCTCCTGTGCGATGTGGACCCCTCCAGTTTTATGAACCTCATAGATTTTCTTGAGGCAGTAGTTCCACCCGGACATCTCGTTACTGCCCGCAAGATCGATCGGACCTCAGCCGAGGGACGGACGTACTCTACATTTGAACACCGTGTCAGGAGAACACACCACGACCTAGCTCAGGCCGTCGTGGACTTCGCGCTGACCAAACAGGATACCTACTTCGCCCTCGCCTCTTACAAGCGTGGGTTCCACACCATCGAGAAGAAGGGCAAGCTCAAGAAGGTCATGCGAGTGCGTGACAATGTTGACTCACTCAAGGCCCTTTGGTTCGACATAGATTTCAAGTCAGGGTATGCCGACGCCCGCGAGGTGATCGAGGCGCTCCGAACCTTCTGTGCTGAGGTGGGGATGCCACCGCCAGCAATCCTCGTCCACTCAGGGGGAGGCATCCATGCCTACTGGCCCTTCGAGCTGCCTATCCCCCTGGCCCGTTGGCAGCCGCTCGCTGAGGCCCTGAAGCAGGCCGCTAAGCAGGCCGGGTTGATAGCTGACCTTGCCTGCACCGCTGACGCCTGCCGTGTCCTACGACCTGTTAGTACAGTCAACTGGAAGTACCCGGCCAAGGTGCAGGTTGTATACAGCTCCGACCAACTGTTCAACGTGGAGGACCTGGAAGCCAGGCTCTCACCGTACGTCAAGTCGGCTGTCTCCTCAGTCCTGTCGGGTAACGTCTACGATGAGTTCACTGCCGGGGTAGGCGGCGGGGCCAAGGTTGAACCCGGCACGTTCCAAGAGATCATTAAACACTGTGAGGTTTCCAGACACATAGCGGAAACCCACGGGAAGGAGTGCAGCGAACCCGAATGGGTCCTCATCCTACAACTGCTCAAGCATTGCGAAGACGCAGAGCTATGGGTCCACGCCGTGTCTGATGGTCATCCCGGCTACGATGCGTCGGCCACTAACGAGAAGTGGGAGCAAAGGAAGGAGAACACGGCTGGACCCACCCTATGTAGCACGTTCGAAGGGTACTACCCGGAGATGTGCAAGCGGTGCCCCAGGTTTGGATTTATCAAGACACCTGTACAAGTAGGCACCGCAGAGACGAAGGAAGTTGGCGGCCTACCATGGGGGTGGCGCGGGCACGAAGGCAAGACGGAACGGCTGATGACTGACGAGGAGACTGGTAAGGCGTGGGTCAAGATGATCAGCTACGAGTTTGCCAACTTCAGAACAGCACGCTCGTTACTGACAGGCATGGTGGAACACCGGCTCGACGTTGTTGGTATCGTACTGGACCTGGTCATACCGGGAGAGTGTCTCGGCAACCAGCACAAACTCATCGAACACATGGCCCTGTACGGGGTTGCATTCAGAGGTAAGGAAGCGATAGCTTTCAAGGAACTTATGGCTATTTGGTTGAAGAATTTACAGGACGCCAAGCATGTCGCCGAGGTAACGGAGCAGCTAGGCTGGGTCACAAAGGACGATGCGATCGTCGGGTTCTCGTGCGGTCGCACCACCTTCTATGCTGATGGTCGGGTGCGTGATGACGTACGCACCGCGAAAGAATTTACTGCGATCGGTAAGTACTACGAGCCGGTCGGCACCTATAAGAAATGGCAAGAGGTCGCCGAGTTCATAACGACACAGGACAACCCGGCGTTCACTGCTATCCTGGCGAGCGCATTCGCCGCACCCATACTCAGGTTCACTGGCATATCAGGTGGCACCCTATCAATAGTCAGCGCAGAGAGTGGTGTCGGTAAGACCTCGGCCCTTAAGATGAGCCAAGCTGTCTGGGGTTCACCTACTCATGGAGTGAACGCGATTGATGACACACCTAAGAGTGTCGCCCGCAAGCTGGGCTACCTGAATAACCTGCCCGCCTATTGGGATGAGCTGCGTGGTAAGGAAGCCGTCGAAGAATTTGTACGCCTCGTGTTCCAGATTGCACAGGGCAAGGAGAAGACACGGCTCACCCAGCAGGCTGCCATGCAGGAGATCCATACATGGGAGACGATGCTGATCGTGGCGTCGAACGATTCTATCTTCGAGTCGATGGCTCGTCACAGTACAGGGTCGGACGCTGGCGTTGCTCGCACGTTCGAGGTGACTGTCCAACCATCCACTGACAAGGTCAACGTGTCCGAGCTGGCTGTGCTTTTCGGTCAGCTGAATCAGAACTACGGGCACGCAGGCAGGGTGTACGCCCAGTACCTGGCGCGTCATGCACCGGAGGTCGAGGCACGAGTCCAACACATACGTACCAAGCTGGGGGTCGCACTGAAGGAAGACCCAGCCGAACGGTTCTGGTTCTCTATGATGGCTGCGATAGTAGTAGGTGCTGAGATAGCACACGACTTAGAAATCGCTAAGATAAATACCAAGACGCTGATCCGATTCCTCGGCGGCAACCTGAACCACCTGCGTGGCCGTGGCAACCGTAGCCTCGCCGCGTTCGAGCCGGAGGAGATCGTCAGCTCTTACATACAGCAACACCAAGACAAGGTGTTACTCGTTGATGTCTTCCCGTTACCCAGAGCGAACACTCGTGGATACCATCCCGAGATACTTATCACACCGCGCAGCGAGAAGATCATCTGTCACCAGTCACGGGACGATGACCTGGTCCGCTTCTCCCGGTCGGACTTCGTTCGATGGCTGGAGGCACGGGGCTTACCCTCGGGCAGGATCGTACAGACATTGAAAACTAAGATGGGTGCCACGGAGAAGCGTGCGAAGCTGGGCATCGGAACGAAGTATGAGATTCCAATCGCTCAGTACCTGTTGGAGGTTCCACTCACACACTCGAAACCATTAGATGAGGTAGTTAAATGATACGCAACGCAGTCTTTATCCACGTCCCTCGTACGAACGGCAACACCGTGAAGATGATGTACCGGGACCACATCTATTACTTCAGTCACGACACCGCATTGCAGGTACGTAAGCGGCTGAACTACAAGTGGAATGATGCGTGGAGTTTCAGCTTCGTCCGTAACCCATGGGAGAGGATGATCTCGCTGTACTATTACTTTCGGGAGAGCAGGCACGAGAAGATGCAGACGGACCTCGACTGGCAGCGGGAAGACTTCCACACCTGGTTGTACACACCGTACATGTCGAAGAAAGGATACGAGTGGGTAACCAAGCAGTGCCCAGTGAACATGCTGTGTGACGAGGACGGTCGGAAGATAGTTGATCACGTCTTTAGGTTTGAGGACCTGCGTGGCTCGCACGATGATATTGCACTGGCCCTCGGCATCAAACCAATAGCTCTCCGACATAGGAAGCGGTCCGAGTTCAAGAACCACACCGTCAGGGAGTTGGTCGTTGAACCCGAGGACAAGGAGTTGATCGCGGTGAACGGTGCCTGGGAAATTGAAAAGTTTGGATACACATTCTAATGCCATACGTAACAAAGAAACAACGACAGAGACTGGACCGAAACAAGAGCAGCTTTGCCATGGACGCAGGGGAACTCAACTACATCATCACGAAGACTTGCCTTGCCTACTTGAAGGACAAAGATGTTAGCTATGAACTCCTCAACGAAATCATCGGCGTGTTGGAGTGTGCGAAGCAGGAATTCTACCGCCGAAAGGTAGCGCCTTATGAAGAACACAAACGAGGAAACAATGGAGACGTATACTAATGAAACTCGCAGACTTAAAGAAGACATTCTATCTCGCCGGTCCCATGACTGGCATTCCACAGTTTAACTTCCCGGCGTTCGAAGCTGCTGCCAAAGAGTTACGTGACGTGGGACTTACTATCATCTCACCAGTCGAAACAGATTCACCTACAGTCCGAGAGGCTGCGCTTGCGTCCGAGGATGGGCGACTAGACAAGGCCGGGAAGATAGCGGGCGAGTCATGGGGGC